CCGTCGAATCGTGCTTAACATATTGCAAATTACCAAGGTCGTCGGCTGCTGTTAGGGTGTTCTGGATCGGCTGGTAATCGTATGGCCGTGTGACCTGCTCCGGATACAATACCCCAAACCAATACTTTGAATTCACCCCGTCCGGATCTTTGTACACGCTTACCGAAAACCGTAGTTCGGGCGTTGTGGTGAGCAGGTCCATAAAGGTTGTATGTATGCTGGTTTGTTCGGTAAGTGTGAACGTTAATTCACTACCGATAACGCCCTGCATCCGGTCTTCATTGTTGCCGGTGTATGTCAATACGAAGCCATCGGCACCGAGCTTAAACGTGCCCGCCGTGCCGGTAAAATCTGCATCGTGAATATTCACCCGATAGTCCGTGCCAAGGTCATCGGTAAATTCTGCGTATAGTCGTATTGGATCAGCCATCAGAATCCCCTTACTCGGTTTCGGTCGATTGCATTTCGCTCACTGGTTAGAAGTATATCGCGGCCTGAAATCTTGCCGGTCACCTGTACGCTTTGCCCGCCCATCATGCTCTGCAATTTATCTAGCGGTGCAATCACTTCAGGGTTATGCTGTGCGCCTGAGTACTCACCGACCTGCGCAATGACTGGCCCGCTTACGATGCCACCGCTGGCCATCTGTGGAATGCCAAAGCCGCCGCCTATAAACTTACCGAGTCCGCCCTTTACTAAACTACTGGCGGGCATAAGCACGGATAGAATGGCGAATTGAGCAATGAGCGAAGCCAGCTGTATTAACATCTGCTTTATCATATTTCGCATGACTTCCTCGAACGTTGCCGTGCCGTCAATGATGCTTCTGAATGTGCTGTCGATAAAGTTCGCCATGCTTTGCGCGATGCTGTTGATTTGGTTCTTTACAAGGTTCGTGCGCTCGATTACCTTATCAATATCCTCTTCGTCAAGATCTGCATCGTCTATAAATTCAATATCCTGAAATTCGAGATCAGCCTGCACGGTTACGGTTTCGGTTGGTGTTGGTGTTACCGTAGCACCTGCACCGCCGCCGTCTGATGCATTGAAATTTAGGTCAGGAATTAGATTGCTAAAGAATCCTACAACTTTATCCTTTGTTTTATCAAGGTCTTCTGTAGTTACAAACTCAACAGGATCTTTTGTTTTAGCGTCCTCAATTGCCTCAACAAAGCCATCATAAACATCCGCGCCCGCTTTCGCAGTGTCCTCTACAATTGTTTTGAAACCTTCTGTAAGTACGTCGCCCGCTGCCGCAAAGCCATCAGTAAAGGCGGTTTTTATAGCCTTAAACAACAAAGCAAATGCATCAACCACATTTAAGACCTGCCGTTTAACAATTGTAAACGCTGCAACAAATGCCTGTTTGAAAACTGCAACCGCAATCCGCAGTCCTTCGCTTTCGTTGTACATTGAGATTATAGCATTGATTGCATTGGCTAAAGGCTTCTTGACATCATCCCAAAAATAAAAGAACGCCGCAACCAATCCAGCAATAGCCAACACGACTAAACCAATTGGTGAAGTCATCGCGCCCCACATTTTCATTAATTGCTTTGGTAAGGTTTTACCTACAAAACTGCCCAGCAGCATAAACCCCTTTAATAATGACGGCAGTATGATAAGCAACGGGCCAAGCGCCGCCGCAATACCTGCACCGATTACCATAAATCTCTTAACCGCTGGGCTGAGGTTTTGGAATGTCGCCAGCATATTCTTTAGGCCATCAATGACCGGCGGCAGAAACTCCATTATAATCTTACCGAATTCCTCCTGCAAATCACCGAATGAATTGGCTAGCTGCTTCAGCCCACCCGTGCCGGCCTTCGCTGCGGCTTCTGCGGATCCTCCGTATTGCTTTTCCAGTTCGTCAAGTATAACGGTTTGAGCCTCGGCAAGCCTACCGGATTCCGTCAGGCTTTTAATTACTTGCTTTTGGTCTTCGCTGAACTGAATGCCCGACCGGCTTAAAGCGCTCAGGTTTGCAATCGGATCGTTCAACGCTTTACCCAATTGAATCGATGCGCTTTTTAGATCGCCATCTAATCGCGTGGCAAGATCCAAAGCAACGGACTGCGTGCGGGCAAACTGATCGCCGGCAATGTTCGTAAACGTCAGCAGCTGCGAAGTTGCATCCTTTAATATTTCCTCATCCCCGAATATGGTTTTCGTTTGCAGGTCGCTGGCCATCTGCTGCAACTGCTTAGAAGTATATCCAACGGTTGAACCGGTGGACTTCAAACCCGCCTCGACCTGTGCAATTGCTTTGGCCTGCTGGTCGAATGCTTTTACTGCTGTAAAGCCAAGCGCCGCAATCGGTGCGGTCAGCCCCATGGTCATGGACTTGCCGAGCTTCTTGGTGTTCATACCAAAGCGCTGCATCTTTTTCATAGATGAGCCAAGCGCCTTATCAAATTGCTTTGTTTGCGCTCCTATCGTTACGATTAAATCGTTCAGCTTTGCCATTGGTCTCTTTCTAGTATTCGCTGCCTAAGTTCTTCCTTGTTAAACTTACCGGCCTTGGCCTTTGGTTTCTCCCATGGAAATAGCATCAGGTCCTTTGGCTGCAATTTACGCCCTTTTTTTAGGTGGGGCTGCATGATCATAGAACCGAGCCACCGCGTGCGCTCCCACTCCATCCGCTCCCGTATCTCTTCGCTCTCTCGGTTGGCGTCAAGTGCTAGGCTGACTTCGCCGAATGTCATTGACCAAAACGCAGAAGGGGATAGGCGCAGTATGCCCATCCCCATCCGTATAATATCCGGCCAGCCAATCGGCTTGTCTGTGCCGTCTATGCTTTTTTTTCGCTGCTATATTCGCCGAGTGCGTCAAAGCATTGGGTGACGTGTTCCAGCGTTATGTGATCTTCGAACGTCATCAAATCCATATCGAAGTCCTGACCTTCAAAGCTGCATCCACATTCAACGCCGACGAAGCAAAGGTAGGCGCAGGCGTCTGCGCTCAGCTTTGACGGATCGGATAGGCTGAACACATTGACCTTGGTCTTACGTTCAAACTTCTTCAGCGCCTTCATGCTGTACCGCACTGGGTACTCCGTGCCGTTTACTTCAATCATTCAGCTGTCTGTGTAATTGCACCGGTCAATTCGAAAGTAGCTGAATAGGTTGCTGTGTCTTCTGTGCCACCTGACTGCTCAAGGCTAGTAATAAAACCGCTGGCGCTATAATTGAAATCTTCTCCAACGACTGGAGTAGCTTTCGCAAACTTTAAAGCCAAAGCCGTGCGATTGTCCAAGGCTGTAAACAGATCGGAAACGTCTTTGTTTGCACTGTCGTTGTAATCAATCAAACCGCTGACGCTGATTGATCCAGACTTTACACCACCGAGCAGTTCACGAAATCCCGCGCTGTCCTTTGTAGTGATGTCAATCGTTTCCATGTTTAAGGAAATCGAGCAATCTGTGGCCGCTGCGATCAGCGTGCTATCAATGTAAACTCCTAGTTCTGTACCGTTAAAAATGGCCATTTTATTCTTCTATTAAATCGTTATTATCTGAGTCCGTTTTTTTCTTTGGGGCGTCGAGGTATCCTTTTGCTTTTAGTTCTGCGGCAAAGTCAGAAGTAACTGACGGCGTTGCGCCTTTCTTCCAGTTGTTACCGCGTAGCTTGCACGCCTTTTGAATTGTGACCTTCATGGCTGCAAGTTAATCAATTTCAGGTTGATCTGGAAACCAACCATTTTCCTCCATGTATTCCTGTGTTCGGATCGTTGTATCGCTCGGCACGATATGGCCGAACGGGAACTTCTGATTCACTTGCACGTAACTGCTAAGGCTGTACCGCTCATCGTTCGAAAGCTCAGGGAAGCAAGCAACGAGGCGTTCGAGCGTTGCCGCTGGGTGTACGTTTATAAGATACTCGGTATCCACTTGCAACGCGTTCTGTACTCCGTCAGGGTGTACCACGATACCGAACACGGCAGAATCTACTTCCCACTCTGCTTGGATGAGAACGGGGCGAGAGATGTTGTACAGCTCGCGGGTGATTTGCTTTGCCCGTGCTTCGCTTGTCTGCGTGGGCGTAGGTAGTACTATGATATATCCGTTCATTAGAAGATGTCGTAAAACGTGTTGATGTTGGATTCGATGTTCGTGCGGTTGCTAGATTGGTCGGAGGTGTAGATAATGATTTCTTGCGTGTCCATCATGGCATAATTAAACGACCCATCTTGAAAACCGAGGCAAAAACCAGTCGTTCCAAACGAAAAATCTGCATCAATAAAATATAAATTCTGTCCGTTTATATCAGTCCATAAATCTGTTCGAGTTGTGGGGTATGACCAACTTGAACCATTTTTATGAGCTGAATTTATTGTTACGTTGTCTAGAATTGGGTAGTTCGGTGAGCTTTGTGCGGAAGCAAAAAAGTTGTCGGTATTTCTGTTGCCTATCCAAGTCGTCGCGTTTGTAGCAAATGAATTTATTGGGCGTGTATGATTCATAATGACAGTTCGGTCTCCGCCCGTAGTTATGTCGTATGCGCTACGCATTGACGCGTTCGTTGTTACTTTTCTTAATACTGGCTTTCCATTCTCTGTTTCAACACCGTCTGTACCGTCATATATCTTTGGCATTTGCCCCGTAGTAGTTTGTGTCAAATCGTTCGAGCCTGCTTGGTCATACCACTTCGACACGAACCCGTCGTTGCTTCCACAGTGAGCCGCCAGTGCAACCGTATCCAACTCACCGAATACATTGAACCCTATATCCGCGTAGCTGCTCCCGTTGTAAACCTCTACCGCGTCACCTGTGTATGCCGTGCGCATCAGTCGCAAAGAATAGCAAGC